TCCGATCTACACCGACCGGAAGGGAGACAAGGAGAATGCCGTCTGGCGGACGCTGCTGTTCGGAAAGAGCGCGACGCCGGAGGCGCAGGCGTGGGTCGAGGCGGGATTCGGCGCGCTGAGCGAGAAGGCGACGCAGACGTATGAGGCGATGCGCGCCGGAGGCGTTGACCAGAGAGACAGCTATGAGCTCATCAAGGCCATGTCCAAGGTCAAAAAGACCGACACGCAGACCAAGGAGCAACTGCAAATGCAGCTCCTCAATGCGTTCGACATTGAGGACAGCGGGAAGGTGCTGTACTACTACAACATGATGGCGAGCGACAAGGAGCGGGCACAGATCGACAAGCTGCTGGAAGAGGGCGCGGACATGGGAGAATACCTCCGGTATCTGCAAGAAAAGTCCGGCGTGACCGGCGAGAAGGACGCGGACGGCAAGACGATCTCCGGAAGCGTGAAAGAAGAGACCTTCGCGCTCATCGATGGACTCAATCTGACGCCGGAACAGAAAACGGAGCTGGCGAAGGAGGACTACACGCCAACGGGATTTGAGCCTTGGACGGAAAACCACGACAAGCTTTACAAGGCCGTTTCGACCGGCAAGGATCTGCGGAGCACGCTCAACGGCCTTGAAAAGGACGGATACGAGCCGAAGGAGATCCGCGCGGCCATCACGGACATGTTCCGCGACGAGTATCTGGCGGCGGACAAGGCCGGGAAAGCAAGGCTCAAGGGATACCTGCGGAACGCATTCATGGTGAGCGGACTTTCGCAGAAGGAAGCGGAAAACAAGATCAAGAAATGGGAGGAGGCGCAGAAATGAGCGCGGCAAACACGATCCCCGGCGCGCGGGTCAGCCCGCGCATTGCGAACGGGTGCATTTGCTGGTATGAGGGAGACACGTTCTCCCTCCGGATCCGGCTGGAGCTGGAGGACCAGGACGGCGCGGACGTGACCATCGGGCAGACGGACACGATCAAGGTAACGTTCTACGACTGGACGAAGAAGGCCGTGCAGGAATTCTCCTTCACCGGCGCGGACGAGAACACGGTCACGCTGGCGTTCACGGACGAGGTGACGGCCAAGTTCCCGCGCGGAATCTACCGGTACGACATTTTATACACGCACGGCAACCGTACCACGCTTGCGAGCGGGAACATTGCGCGTGTGGAATAAGGAGGCGAGGGTATGAAAATCGAAATTCCGGAAAGCGTGATGGTGACGATCCACGGCCTCATTTCCAGAGGCATCAAGGCTGTGGCGGTATCAGACGAAGGGCATCTGATCTTTACGCTGACGGACGGAAGCACCGTTGACCTCGGAGACATCCGGGGACCGGCAGGCCCAACGGGTAAGCAGGGGCCGCCAGGCCCAGCAGGCGCAGACGGCAAGGACGGAGCGACCGGCCCGCAGGGCCGCCCGGGCCCGAAGGGAGACAGCTACCAGACTGTGGTCGAGGACGACGGCAACGGGAACATCACCATCCGGGCGCTGACGACCGAAGGAGCCGGAACGAGCGGGCAGAACGGATACACGTTCACGCCGTCCGTCAGCGCGGAGGGCGTTATCAGCTGGACGAACGACGGAGGCTTGGAGAATCCGACGCCGGTCAACATCAAAGGGCCTGCGGGCGCTACGGGCGCGACGGGGGCCCCGGGCGCGAAGGGTGCGGACGGAAAGACACCTGTCAAGGGGACGGATTATTTTACAGAAGCGGACAAGACAGAAATGGTGAATGCCGTTCTGGCAGCGCTTCCGAATGGAGATGTGGCGACATATGGCTGAGAACGATAAGGTAGTAGTCACAAAGAGCAAGCTCGACGCGCTGGCGTCGGCACTGCGGACGATCTTCGGGTTTACAGGAAAGAAAACCATCGAGCAGCTGACAGAGGAGGCCGGGCATTATGATCCACGGCCGGACATTTCCGATGCGACGGCGACCGCCGCGCAGATCCTCAAGCCGTACACGGCGTATGTCAACGGCGGAAAGGCCACGGGTGAGATCGAAAGCCTCGCGGCAACGGCCTATGCGCCGTCCACACGGCCGCAGACCATCCCCGCCGGGAAGTATCTCGCGGGCGCACAGGCCATTCAGGCAATGAAATTGCAGAACAAGACGGTCACGCCGGGTGCTTCGGATATCTCCGTGACGAAGGATGCGGCATATGACGCGCTGGGGTCGGTGCTTGTGAAGGGCGTCCAGTACCCAGTACTCGTCAAAAGAACCATGACGGCGGCAGAGGTATCCAGCGACAAGAAAACACTGGTGCTGAGCGAGGCGGAGACGCAGCTGATCCAGGCAAGTCCCCCGTCCTTTGCGCTGGTCTACACGAAAAGCACGATCACGGGAAACAATGTCGTGTGTTCATTCTGCAGCGAAGATTTCAGTGCGTATATGTCCATGACAGCGAACGGCGCAAAGGCGGAGAAGTACGCATACGGCGGTGTGGCATACAACAGCAGCGGACGCGCAGTGTTTGCGCTGCCCAATACGATCACAGCGACGTTCGCAAGCGTGCCGTATGAGATTCTGATTTTGGGAGGTGGCAGTTGGTGAAAGACCTGAAAAGCATCAAATTCCCGGGGCTGGAGGACGTATACAAGATTCCGGCGGGCGGAGGCGGCGGTACCGGGCAGGACGGCAAGGACGGCATTACGCCGACGATCGGAGCAAACGGGAACTGGTATCTCGGCGACGAGGACACCGGGAAGCCGTCGAGGGGTGCGACCGGCCCGCAGGGCGACACTGGCCCAACTGGCCCGCAGGGTGCGACCGGCCCGCAGGGTGCGACTGGGCCTCAAGGTGAGACCGGCCCCGCAGGCCCGGACGGCGCTCCCGGCAAAGACGGAAGACCCGGTAAGGATGGCGCACCCGGCGCAGACGGCACGACATTCACGCCGTCCGTCTCCGCTGCGGGCGATCTGAGCTGGACGAACGACGGCGGAAAGGCCAACCCCGCGCCCGTCAACCTCAAAGGCCCGCAGGGCGACACCGGCCCAACTGGGCCGCAGGGTGAAACCGGACCGCAAGGCCCAACAGGCGCAACCGGCCCGCAGGGGCCGCAGGGACCGGCCGGGGACAATGCGAATGTCACGAAGGATGCGGTTGTCGGCGCGCTCGGGTTTACGCCCATCGGCGCGGATGATGTGCCGGTTAAAAGCGTGAATGGCGCGACTGGCGAAGTGAAGAGCACATTTTATGTGACGGTGACGCAAGGAGCCGACGGTAGTGTAACTGCCGACAAGACACTCGAAGAAATTTACACGGCGTATGAAAGCGGATACTCCGTGTATGCCAAAACAGCCACTGTCCCACAGGTCATAGTTCCGTTAACCCTTGCAACGCATTCAGGTAACAATTATGTGGTGGCTTTTAACGGAGCTACAAATTTTGGAGTGACAATAGAAGTCGTCATAGCAAATGACGGTAGTGGATGGGAAGTTTTTAGTCAGCATATTGCTCTTAAGACTGACATCCCAGATATTCCGGCTGTTACAGCCGCTGATAACGGAAAATTTCTGCGTGTGGTCAATGGCGCGTGGGCGGCTGTTGAGATCGCAAACGCGAATGGAGGGAGCTTCTGATGGCGGAATATCTGACAAACACGGCTGACCTTACGGCGGTTGCCAATGCGATCCGCGCGAAGGGCGGCACAGCTAAGCAGCTGGTTTACCCGTCCGGGTTTGTTTCGGCCATTCAAGCAATCAAGACTGATGCTGTGGAATCGATAGAATGGCATCAATGCCCACAGGCGGTGCGGAACTACCTCGCAAACGTCACCTATAACCCGAATGATTACAGCACATCGCAGATCGCAGATTATGCGCCAGCCGAAGCGGTGGTGGGCAACTACAAGCCCATCGGGCAGGAGGCAGGCGGCACGATGCACTACAACGAAGTGCCTAACATGCTGACGCCTTTTGCCGGGAACAATGCTGCGGGGACGCTGAAACCGCTGGATGCGCTGCGCTGGATTCGCACGCGGGATAACTCCGCAGAAGCGTGGAATGTGCGCGATCTGGGAGGATGGGCCTGCGACGGTGGAACCGTGAAATACGGGCTGCTGATTCGAGGCGGGCGTATCGCCGCCGCAGATCGAGCGGTGCTTGTAGGGGAACTTGGTGTGCAGCATGAAATCGATCTCAGAGGCAAAGAGGGCCGCGATCCATCCGACGGGGACGTTGCAACAGAATCCCCACTTGGGAGCGATGTGTGGTTTACGATTGCCGACAAAGCGGCATCCTACGCACTTACTCCTGTTGCAACGTGGCAGCTCTATCTTCGCTGCGTGATCGATGCGGTGACACACCGGGAGCCGGTGTATTTCCACTGCACGGCAGGCGCGGACAGAACCGGCACACTGGCTTGTGTACTTGAAGGGCTGCTCGGCATGAGCCAATCGGACATCGACAAGGACTATGAGCTTACTACATTTTATTCCGGTTCGGGAACGGACGCACTCGCGCGGCGGAGAAATGAACCAGAGTGGACTGGACTTATCAATGCCATTAAGGCCGTTTCCGGCGACACGTTCCGCGATAAATGCGTACATTTTGCCGTGGGAACGTGCGGAGTATCTATGGCTGATATCAACGCCTACCGCGCGGCTATGATCAACGGAACGCCAGAAACGCTGCACTGGTATCAGCCGATCAGCAAAAATCTCACAGGCTGCACGATCAGCAACGCCGCGTCTCAGGTGGATTACGGCGAGGCATATACCGCAATCATCACGGCGGAAAGCGGCAAGACGCTGACCTCCGTTGTGATAAAAATGGGTGGCGTAGACATTACATCCACGACTTATTCGGCGGCCAGCGGTGCAATCAACATCACCAAGGTAACAGGGGCAATTACGATCACTGCGGCGGCCTCTGCACCGTCGGTGAATTACACCATCACGCGGAATCTCACCAATTGCGCATCGTCCAACACGGCAAATACCATTGCCGAAGGTGCGGCCTACACCACGACGCTCTCGCCGACCGGCACGTATAAAAAGCTCGGCGCAATCACCGTCACGATGGGCGGTACGGAGATTTCCGCGTCTGCGGTTTCCGGCAGTACGATCACAATTGCTAAAGTAACGGGCAACATTGTGATTACCTGTGCAGCAGAGATCACGAACATCATTGATACCATCGGGATATCTGCGAATACGCGACTGAGTACGTCGAGCGGCGCGAATCGGACGCAGAGTGGATATGCGGCCATCGGTGCCAACGAAGATGCAGCAAGTCTGATTCACCTGAAAGCGGGAGATATGCTCCGCATCAAGGGTGCAAGCCTACCCGCATCAAATGATAGTTATAGTGCAGTCGCGCTGCACAATGCAAATGGAACGTTCAACACATCGACATATCTGCATAGCGGGCTTACTTGGAACGGTATGACGTTTGCGAACAGCGGCAATATCGTCACGGTGACGGCTACGACGGAACACTACATCCGCGTATCGCTGATCTGCACGGATGCGTCTGCGGTGATTGCGACGATCAATGAGGAGATCAGCTGATGGATACATGCGTATGCTGCGGGCGGGCCGTGCCGGAGGGACGGATGGTCTGTCCGGAGTGCGAAATAGAAAGCTTTGAAAGGAGTATCAAGATGGATGATGGAATTCAGGCGCAGATCGCCTCCGTGGAGGCGCGATGCAAGAGCAACTCGCACAGGATCGACGAGCTGGAGGCAGACAACAGGGCGCTGCATCAGCTGGCGACCTCGGTGGAGGTGCTGGCGACCAAGCAGGAGGCAATCGAGGAAAACGTGAATGAGATCAAGGCCGATGTGAAAAGCATCAAGGCGCTGCCGGGAAGCCGCTGGGAGGCAATCGTGAGGGGCCTTATCACGGCGATCCTTGCAGGACTGATTGGATTTGCGCTGGCAAAGCTGGGGCTGGGCTGATGCGCAGAGACAAGAAACGATGGACAAAGGGCCGTATGGCCCGTGAGCTTGTGTACTACTGCCTGTGGATGCTCACGGCAGTGGCCACATGGGCGATGATCCTGAAAACCGCCGCCGTCCTGCTGGACAGGACGTGCGACCTTTCGGATGTGCTGGTATTCGCGGGCGCGGCCTTCGGCGGGGAGCTGCTTTTGCTCCTGCTCAAGAGAGTATTTGCAAAACCAAATGATAAAGACGATGGAGGTACATACGATGGATAAGATCATCAAGCGGCTCGGGAATCTCCTGAGCGTGAAGAGCCTTGTGACGCTGACGCTGACGGCGGTATTTGCGTACATGGCCGTGGTTGGCAAGATCTCGCAAGACTTTATGACGGTGTATGCCGTCGTGATTGCATTCTACTTCGGCACGCAGAGCCAGAAGGTGCAGGACGCAGTGGATGGAGGCGCAAACAATGCCGGTAATTAAAGATGCGCTCACGCCGATCAACCATCGAGCGGGCGGCTGCACGCCGAAATGGATCGTCGTCCACTACTTCGGTGCGCTCGGCTCTGCGGCCAGCGTGGCCGAGTGGTTCAAGAATCCGCAGGCCAGAGCCAGCGCACACTACGCCGTGGACGAAGGCGATATCATTTACCGGTGCGTCAAGGACACGGATGTGGCGTGGCACTGCGGAGACGGTACGCTGCATCCGGAGTGCCGGAACTGGAACTCCATCGGCGTGGAGCTGAGACCGAAGAAGGTCAATCCGAAGCGCATGGGAGCCTACGACACCGACTGGTTCTTCGAGAAAAAGGTGCTGGACAATGCCGAGTGGCTCATCCGCAAGCTCATGGAGGAGCACAACATTCCGGCGGATCACATTATCCGGCACTATGATGTGTCCGGGAAGTACTGCCCGCGTCCTTTTGTAGGCACGGACATGAACACCTACTATCACACCACCGGCAACGAGCAGTGGAAAAAATTCTTGGAAAGGTTTGAAGATGAAGTGGTAGAAAAAAGCAAAATGATCGTGGACGGCAAGGAGGTCGCCGTCGAACGTATCCTGAAAAACGGCACGAACTATGTAAAGGTGCGCGATATCGCCGCCGCGCTGGGCCTGAAGGTATCCAATAAGGGCAATATCGCCGTGCTGGACACGAAGTAAGGAGGGCGTATGCTGCGGGGGCTGCCGAGTCTGAGCCGCAGCGATTGGGAGCATTTGATCGACGAATGGATTCTTTCGGAGCGATACCGGGGAATCCTGAAACGGAAGATTCTTGACGATTGGAGCCATGAGCGCATTGCCGAGCGCGAGGGCCTGAGCGTAAACGGCGTCAAGAAGATCATAGCGCGGTGCGTGAATGTACTGCGGGAACATGCAACAGAGCCGCCCGGATAGGGCGGCTCCTGAATATTAAATTTTACTAAATGGGTTGACAATGAATTTTCGCTGTCATAATATATAAGCACAACGAAAGTAATGTTTGTTTACTACGTCCGTTGTGCCATTAACAGGCCCCCGGTATTAAGCACCCCATTCATACGGGGAATGCTGCAACCGGGGGCTTCATCATTTTTTTAGGAGCTGACATATGAAAAAGACAGCAATTCTTGTAGATGGTGCGTTTTACAGAAAGCGGGCGTTTTACCTTCGGGGTGATAAAAGCCCGATTGACCGCGCAAACGAATTGTATGCCTACTGCATGGCACACATTCGCGATGAAGGGAAGGATAGTGACCACAGAGAAGAGCGTGAACTGTATCGTATCTTCTATTACGATTGCCCGCCGCTGAAAAAGACGGTCTATCATCCTGCGTTGAAGTGCGGGATCGACTTTGGAAAATCCGATACTTATCGTTGGGCAAATGCATTTTTTGAAGAATTGAAAAAGAAACGCAAGGTCGCACTCCGAATGGGCCGGCTGTCTGATGCAGGCGCGCACTTTGCACTTTCGGCGGATGCTACAAAGGCACTGTGCAGAAAGGAACGAAGCGTTGAGGATTTAACGGAATCAGATTTTACGATCTCCTTCAACCAGAAAGGCGTTGATATGCGCATCGGATTAGATATTGCGTCACTTGCGTATAAAAAACAAGTAGATCAGATAATTTTACTGGCAGGCGACAGCGACTTTGTGCCAGCAGCAAAACTGGCCAGACGAGAGGGAATTGACTTCATTCTTGATCCAATGGAGGCAACCATTCCCAAGGACTTGTTCGAGCACATTGACGGGCTTAAGTCGTGCTGGAAGAAGCGGGAACATAAGAAGATGATCATGCCAATTGAAAAACAGGATTAAACTATCATATGTGAAGGCAGCCACTCCGTAAGGGGTGGCTGTTTTTATATTTTTTGTGGCCGAAAAGTGGCCGAAGAGTTGGTTTTTTGTTCTTCGTGGATGCCTCATAATGAGCATAGGAGCTGGCCAGCTTACTATTTTATCGGAGGTACTACTATGGAGTACGCAAGCAAGGGACTCGCGGGGACTGCGCTGGGCTTTGGCATCGGCGGCGCCGCGATGAGTCTGGCAAACGGCGGGCTCGGCAATCTGCTGGGCGGCCTCAACCAGAACAAGAGATCGGAAGCCGCTGACGTTGCTGCGGCGGTCGCGCCTGCCATGACGGTCGCCGCCATGCTCGCCGCACGGCAGCAGGGACCGACGTGCAGCGAGAACATGCCGGTCACGCGCTACGATCTCGATCGGGAGCAGAAGCTGGCCGCGAAGGACAGCGAGATCGCGCTGCTCAAGGCCAACACGTACAACGACGGCAAGATGCTGGAGGTGTACGGTTATATCGACAGGCAGCTCAAGGACGTCCGTGAGGCGCTGTGCAAGCAGGCCGTCCACAACCAGCGCACCGAGGACAGCTTCACGCTGGTAAAGCAGGACGTCGAGTCCGTCCGCAAGGAAGCGCTTGATGCGATCAAGATGGAGGCCGAGCGCCGCTGCTGCGGTGACAACTCCATCGTCACATACGTCAACGCGACCTTTTATCCCAAGCAGGTCGCCGACGTCACCACGGGCACCGCGACCACGGCGCAGACGCTCTACAACCCGATCCAGAAGTGCGGCGGCTGCTGCAACAACTAAGCCAAAGGGGCGGCAATAGCCGCCCCGATCTTAACACGGAGGTATCCTTATGGTAACGATCGATCAGGCTATGCGAGGCGCGGCAAAATTCGCCGACAATGAGATCATCCCCCATCTGCCGACGGGAAAGGGCATTGGAGCCGGGATCGCGCTTGCGCTTATCATGGATGGCGGCAAGGCGCAGCTGCTCAAACTGCGTGAAAATCCGGCGGTGCAGATGATGGGCGTGATGGACGAGGCCGGGAACATCGACCTTGACCGGCTCTATAATGCGGCAAGACCACGCTTTGACGGGCAGAAACTACCGGTCACGGTGCCGATCATTGGCGAGCTGCGCTTCGATGTGAGCGATCTCGATAAGCTTTACAGATACATTCAGGAGGCGTGAGCATGAAAGACTACATCAACGGACTGTACGCGCGGCTGGAGGAGCTTTCCGAAAAGCCGCTGACGCTGGGACACATCGAAGAGGCTGATGCAGTGGCGGGCCTCCTGTGCCGCCTGCATAAGCTTGATGGCATAGATGGAGACCATTTTCGCGAGTCCACGAAAATGACGGAATTCTCCCGAGAAGATGCCATGCGCTGGGCGGAGCACATGCAGAACGCCGACGGCACGGTCGGGCCGCACTGGACGATGGAGCAGACTTCCGCCGTCGCGGATGCGAGCGGCATCCCGCACGACATCCCCCGCTGGGCGTGGAGTGTTACCATGAACATGATGTACTCGGACTACTACGATGTGGCGCGGAAATTCGGAGTCAACGTGCCGGAGTTCTACGCGGAACTGGCGCGGGCGTTCTTGATGGACAAGGACGGCCCCGGCCCGGAGGAAAAGCTTTGTGCGTATTACAGGTGCATTGTGAAGCAAAACCGTTAGCATTTTTCATTAGCATTTTGTGTTGAAATTTGCATCCTTAATGCGTCAGACAATGCGAGAATGCGTCAGATATTACAACGCACAAAAAACCGGAAAGCATTGGTATGTAAAGAAAAACCCGCAATCTCAATGGATTGCGGGATTTCTTTTGTGTGGCAGGGGATGAGGGATTCGAACAGGAATACATGCTGAAAAAGCACAGGAAAATCAATCGATTTTTGAGCCGTTAGCATTTTCGTTAGCAAGTTCGTAAAATGCGGCCATTTTATTTTGGGCTTTCAGGCGGTCGGACTTGGCGAGGTGCGTGTAGATATTGCGCATGGTATTGTAGTCAGACCAGCCGCCGATCTCCATTGCCTCAAGCTCTGACATGCCGAGATGATAGGCGAGGGATGCGAAGCTGTGACGCAGGCCGTGCGCACCGACATTCGGAATGCCAAGCTGCGCACAGACATCCTCCATGGTACGGTAGAGCGCACAGGGCGTACCCTCCCAAACGGGACCGGAGGTCTTTCCGGTGCGCTGCAAGGCGTCCAGAAGCTGCGGGATCATAATCGGGACATAGCGGGTGCTGGCGGCGGTCTTGGTCTGCTCCTTACGGACGATCTTGTTATCCGCGTTTTGCACGGCGGAGGCGTGGACATGGATTGTCCTGCTCTTTATATCGATATCAGAATAGTCAAGCGCCATGATCTCGGACCGGCGAAGAGAGTGCAGCGCAAGAAGCGCGGGAATTTCATATTTGCGGCCTTTCAGGAGCGGAAGGACTTTCAAAACGTCCTCTGGCTGCAAGAATGGCCGCTCTTTTTTCTGCCCGCGCGGGAGACGGACATCCGGGACGGGCACGCCGGCAGCGCGCAGGCAGGAGGCCGTAAAACCCCATGCGTTTTTCAGGGTCTTTACGGCGACCGGCTCGGAATCGATTACTTTCTGCCAGTCGATCTTAACGGGAGGCATATCCAGAACGCTCTGGAAGCGGTGTGCTTTGATGATCTCATAGCCGCGGATTGTCGCGGGAGATGTATCAGACGGAAGGGCAGCTATATAGTCCGTCATGAGGTCGCGGACGGTCTTGTCCGTCTTGTATTTGACTTCGCGCTGGTCGGCGCGGTGCTGGGCCTTGATGAGCTGCGCCTGCTTGATGCAGTCGGAGCGCGTGAGGGCGGAGACGGGGATGCTCTCGCCGCCAAGGCGGAGCTGGATGAACCATGTGCCGGATTTCAGTTTGCGAGGCTCGGGGACTTTCATGGGGACACCTCCAAGGGATACAGAATACCGCTCCGGCAGTGCGCCGGGGCGGCTATTTTTCATGCACGAAACCAACCGAGGGTAGGGCTCAAGATATCCACCACCAGAGCAAAAGCGCAAAGCGCGACGATGCCGAGCAGGACAAGGGTGGTGATGCGGTGCATTTTCAGGGATTTTCGAAGCTGATCGCGCTGGATGCGGAGGCTTTTGTTTTCCAGGCGAAGCAGCTCGGAGACGGATTCCGGAGCGGGCGGCGAGATGCCGAAGTACGCGTTCATGTCGATGCCGAGGGCATAGCAGATCGGGCCGACGGTGTAGACAGAGGCGCTTTTCGACTCGCCGCGCAGGTACTGAGAAACCGTATTCAGGGCGAGACCGGCGCGGTCGGCAATGGCCTGATTTGTGAGATGCGAAGCCTCCTTTGCTTCGCGGCAGAGCTGCCACAACATTTTTTCCAAGAAAATCACTCCAAAAAACCATGATTGGGGCGGGAAAAACCATGGAAAGGGCTGGACATAACCATTGGTGAAAGCGTATGGTTGAGCTACAGGCGGCTCCCAATCGCTTGCAGACCGAAGCCCCGAGGCAGCGACGGCACGCTGCCTTGGGGCGGCGGTGATGGGAGACGTCAGGTAAAGGCATTTATACAACCTTACTTACGGCGCTTCCGCCGGTGTTCACATACACCATAATAAACAAGGAAAGGGATCCACCAAGTAAGAAGCACTATTTCTATGGCGACAGAAAGAATGTCGCGAAATGTTGTTGGTTCCGGATCTGACTTGGACTTCTGCTTTTTGATAGCTTCGACAAGCGCGTCCAGGCCAGAGGATGAGCCACTATGGCTTGTTTGATCGTCGAATTTATAGGGACAATCCAGCGCTCCGTCTCCGTCAAGGTCTATGTGCTGATGAGCAGGATAACCATGGTGATAATGGTAAGTACCGGAACTCCTATCGTAATGTCCACCGCTGGAGTCCGTGCGACCTGGATGCGCGAAAACCGGGAAGAAAATGAGCAATAGAAAAACGGAAAGTAACGCCATTGAACGGAAAAAACGTCTTTGCATTGAGGGCACACTTCTTTGCAGTACAAATTAAAATGTATATTTACAGTATAGGCGTATTTGCGGGACGGTTCAAGCCGGGAATATGAACGAAAAATGAACGGCGTTTTTGTGGAGAAAGGGAGGAAATGATGGAAAAGGCAAGAGAAAGACTGAAAAACATCCTTGAGCGGGCGACTGATGAGCAGGTCTGGCTGCTGCTGCGGCTGGCAGAAAAGATCCTTCGATAAGAAATCACCGGAAGCGGTCATGCGCTTCCGGTGATTTTTTTCGCGTACTCGTAGATGCTGTCCCAGAACTCAGGGGGCATCTCCATTGCCGCAGCGATGCAGCGCTTGCGGGTGGATTCGTCGGCCTCGGCCAGAACGTCGGCAAACATCAGGGCCATGCGCTCGTTCTCACTGCGCTGGACGTACATCTCCCCTTCTCCGGTCTCCAGCCATGCGAGAGATACGTTGAACTCGCGGCAGATGTCTGCAATCGTGCGGTCGCTCGGGACCTTAGAGCCAGAACAAATAGCGGAGACGAACGGCTGACTTAAATTGATGGTTTCGGCAAATTTTGTTTTTGTAATGCCGAGATCTTTGATTAAATAAGCGATTCGATCATTGATTGTGCTCACACTTTTCACCACCTTCTATGCACAAGGTAACACGCCGGAAATAAAATGTCAAGAAGAAACATAACCCAGAAATGAAATAATGCTTGACAACGGTTCTGAGGTATGCTAACGTATAACCGAGGAATGAATTAGAAGTTACAGAGGACGTAACCGAGAAAAGAAATGTCGATTGGAAGGGGGTGAAGAGATGTCCGAGGAACAGAAGAAGAAGATTGACGGCGTGCTGCACGAGATGAAGCACATGAACCCGCAGCAGATCGAGGTCATGATCACATATATGCAGGGTATGGCAACGGCGGCAAAGCTGATGCAGGCGGAACGGAAGGAGGCGTGAGGACATGGAAGAACTGAAACGGGCGGTGCTTCGTGCGCTGCTGGAAGAGATTGGGGTGCTTTTATCCGGCTACGACGGAGCGCAGGACGCGCAGCAGTACGCAGAGGCGCGCGGCAATGCGGAACTCTGCATCAAGATTTTGCATGAAATCGGGATGCCAGAGCATGCGGAGCCGCCGGAGAACAGCGTGGTCGCGTGGGGCATGAACAGCGTGGACGCCTTCGTGGTGAAGAGCTTTCACGCGGCGGGAGAGGATGCACAGTCGGAAATCCTTGATATCCTGAAAAACCGCGCGTTCGAGAAGAGGAAGTTTTAAGGGAGGCGTGAGAATATGCCGAAGATGCGAGTCGAGCGGACGACGGATTACCGCCTGCGGGCGATGATCCGGGGGGAAATGGCAGCGCAGGGCGTCACCATCGAGGTAGCAAGCCGGTACGCAGGATGCAGCGAAAAGACGCTCTACCGCGTTTTCGAGCAGCCGACCGCGTACTTTGACAAGGTGCTGCCGCTGATGCGGAAGCTGTCCGTGCCGATTGAAAGGGTGCGGGAGACGATCTGTTATCCATACTGAGGGAGGAAAGCACATGAGCGATGTGGAGTTTATCACGGGAGTCAATCACCAGAGAGCGCGGGAACGCGAATGGAACAAGCGCAGAGCCGAGAGAGACGGCCTGCGGGAAAAGAGAGAGCGGGTGCGACGGACGGCGCTCTCCGTCTGCTGGCTGGCAGGGGCGTTTTTGTCCGGCATGGCGCTGGTGCTGCTGGCCTTGGAGCTGGCCGGTGCGGCGCTGGCCTTCGGCGGAGCGGCGGCGATCAGCGCTGTACTGGGGAGTGTGCTGTATGAACTGTGAGGATATTGTCAGGGCGCTGCGGTGCCTGGTGTCGACAGATTGGGAACAGGAAAAGTGCGAGAAATGCCAGTATTGGGTGAAGCATAAGATCGACGGGCTTGTAGATGTATACGGGACGGAAGAAATGCATTGCTGCGACGCTGACAATGTTTGTATGGATGCCGCCGACAGGATTGAGCAGCTGGAGGCAGAGAACAAGGCGCTTCGAGCGAAGCTGCCGGAAAACGAAATTTAAGGAGGAAACAATAATGGGAAACAAAAGCGAGCAGTATTACATCATCCGGTGCGATCGGGCGGGCGTATTCTTCGCAAAGATCGCGGAGCGCAGAGGTGACGAGGCAGATCTGGCTGATTGCCGAAGGCTGTGGTATTGGGATGGAGCGGCGAGCTTGTCTCAGCTCGCAGCGGAGGGGGTGAAAGCACCGGGAAAATGTAAGTTTACGGTAACGATACCGGCAATGACGGTACTCGGGATTATTGAGATCATCCCTTGCACCGACGAGGCGGTGCGGAGCATAAATGGAGTAAGAGTATGGAAACGATAAAAATCAAAGAGTTTCTGGCCGCGCGATCCGGCTACGGCTCCGGCTCCGGCTACGGCTCCGGCTACGGCTACGGCTCCGGCGACGGCTACGGCTCCGGCTCCGGCGACGGCTCCGGCTCCGGCGACGGCGACGGCTACGGCTACGGCGACGGCTCCGGCTCCGGAATTAAAAAGTACGACGGTGAAGATGTACATATGATCGATGGTGTACAGACGATCATCACGTCGGTACACGGGGACATTGCGAAGGGCTTTATCCTGCAAGGCGATCTGACGCTGACGCCATGCTTCATCGCGAAAGTTGACGGCTGCTTCGCGCACGGGGAGACGGTGCGTCAGGCTGTGACGGATGCGCGCGATAAGGCGTTTGAGGGCCTGCCGCAGGAGGAGCGGATCACCGCATTTCTGGATGCGATCAAGCCGAATACAGAGTATCCGGTAATGACGCTGTACGACTGGCATCGCCGGCTGACTGGGAGCTGCGAGGCCGGGCGAAAGGCATTTGCGAAGGATCACGGAACCGACCTTAGCGCAGATATGACGCGCGAGGAATTCTTTGAGCTGACCAAGGATGCCTATGGCGGGAGTGTGATCCGCGAGGCAATGCGGATCGCTGAGCGCGAGAAAGATGGCGAGTAACGGGAAAATTCAGGTGGGTCTGACGCCGGAGCAGATGGAGGACCTGATCGACGCGGCCACGCGGGCCGCTGAGCAAAATCAGGAGGACGCAGAGATACTGAGCAGCCAGCCGCGCATAGACCGGGAGACCGTCGGGATGCTGCTGGAGACGCGCAAGCGCCTGCTGACGCTGGCGGCGTGGATGCAGCATTTGTGGGAGGAGGCAGAGGACGAATGATGCGGTACGCACCGAAAACAAAGCCGATCCCGCTTCCATGCGGGAGAGACTGTCCGGGACGTGCACCGGGATGCAGCGCGATGTGCTGCTCATGGATGCTGTATCAGTCCATACGGGAGCACATCTATCAAAAGCAGCTCGCAGAGAAGCACGCGCAGGAGCTGAATTTTGTGGCGCAGCGGGAGATCGCGCACGCTGGGAGGAGAGTAAGGAAGGGGCATTTGTATGCGGCAAAATAGCACCGATTACTCGGGAGCGCGGGAACAGCGCAGGCCGTGCGTGATCGCGCAGGCCGGGTATACCGGGAAAAATTATTACGCCGTTGCGTACCGCAATCAGAGCATTACAGTACGCGCGGGAGACGAGCTGGCCGCGATCTTTACGGCGGCAAAGTACTGGGGCTACAAATGGAGCGCGCCGGAGTACCACCAGAACGCCAAGGCGGTGAAGCTCCACTATAAGCCGGAGTTCCTGATCGGATAAAAAATGCCCTCGACCGGTTGCAGCCGGACGAGGGCGGAGAAGCCTGCGCTTCTCTGTGAAAATAAAGTACAAGGAGAGTATACCATGAAAAATCCATATTTGCAAGAGGCGACGGAGATCATTCACGGGCAACTTGTGCCGATTGATGGAAGGGGGTAAAAGCCTTACAGCAATGAATTCGATTGCAAGAGTGTTTCCGCGCAAGACAAAAGCTTCTCCCATCGATCCACTGGCATTTTTCGGTGCGCCGACCATCGAAAACATCGCAGATTGCATCAAGGCAAATGTGACACAAGTCCACATATCCGTAACATTCACTTGGGATATAGAGACGGCGGAAGAACTGTATTATGCGTGGCAGGTGTTGGGCGTGCCTGTCGAGGTGGGCGGCCCTGCTTTTGATGATCGCATGGGAAATTTTACACCGGGTATGTATCTGCGCGACGGATACATATTCACGTCTCGCGGTTGCACGAAAGAATGCTGGTTTTGCTCTGTACCACGCTGCGCGCATGGGCAAATCAAGGAACTTCCAATCGTGGATGGTTGGAACATCCTCGATGATAACATTTTAGGCACGTCCGAACGGCACTTCCTGGCAGTTTGCGAGATGCTTAAGCGGCAAGCACATCCGGCGATATTTACGGGAGGCTTGGAGCCAACACTTTTGCAGCAGTGGCAGGCGGATTTGCTGCGCGAAGTGAAACCGGCCCGCATTTACACGGCCTACGATACGAAAGACGATCTGGAACCGCTGATCGAAATGGGGCGAAAACTCCGCGCGGCAGGATTCAGACCGTCGAGCCACACAATGTGCTGCTATGTGCTGTGTGGATACGATGGAGATTCTTTTGATGCGGCAGAATTACGCCTGATCCAGACAATGCAGGCAGGATTTGTCCCGTATGCAATGCTGTTTCGCGGAGAAGATGGAAAATATGATCCGGATTGGCGGCGCTTCCAGCGCGAGTGGTGCAGGCCGATCATTACGGGGAAAAAGTTCAACGAATATTGGAGGGAAAAACGTGAGGAATGAAGAAATCGTGAAGGCGCTGCGGTGCTGCGCGAAGGGGCTTGGGCACGACGACAAATGCGAAAACTGCAAGGTCGGAGAAATCCAAGATCGGCGGGAATACATTGAGTTTGCGGCTGCTAACGTGATCGAGCGCCTGACCGCCGAGAACGCGGCGCTGCGGGAGAAAGTGCCGCAGTGGATCAGCGTGGAGGAACGGAGGCCGGAACCGGGAAAACGTGTCCTTGCTACGGACGGCGTATTTGTCGGGGAAGCGATCTTCTCACGCGACAGTAGATGGAGCGGATACGGTGGAGGGATTCTGCGTGATTGCATCGGGAGCGTGATAACGCACTGGATGCCGCTGCCGGAAGCGCCGGAGGAAGGAGGCAAGGCATGAGTAAAGCTGTTTTGATCAGCATTCGCCCGGAGTGGTGTGAGAAGATCATCAACGGGCAGAAGACTATCGAGGTGCGCAAGACGCGCCCGAAGATGACCCCGCCGTTTAAGTGCTACATCTACTGCACAAAACCGGAGGAAAAGCTAATCACCATTATGAAAGACGGCGATGAGAATTATGGAGAGACGTATCACGGCAAGCCGGTTTTCATAAAGACGGAAAAAGCGCCGACCACTGGCTTATGGGATAAGCGGCAAAAGGTCATCGGCGAGTTTGTATGCGACGACATTTTTGAAAGGATCGTCAGAGTAGGAGCAATCTGTGAGCCGCCGAAATATTGCATCTGCGATTGGAACATGGACTGCACACCACTTGATACGCTTCTTGCGGATGCCTGCCTGACAAAAGACGAACTGGAGAAGTATCTGGACGGCGGCGTCGGCTACGGATGGCACATTTCCGACCTCAGAATTTACAATCACCCGCGCGATCTGTGGGAGTTTACCGGCCTGCGGGAGACAAAATTCGGGGCAGAACCGGTGCCAATCACCCGCCCAGCGCAGAGCTGGCGGTATGTGGAGGAAGAGCTATGGAACGACTGACTGAATGGAATGACGAACAAACCCGTCATGCCTATTATCCGCGCTGCTTCGAAGCTCCGTGCTACGGCAGCGGGTGCAAAATTGAAAATTGCCCGTTTGAAGCTGCGGCGTGTGATCGACTTGCGGCCTACGAGGACACGGGGCTTGAGCCGGAAGCAATAGAAACGGTTAAGCTTGCGCTGGCCGCAAGGCACATGGTTGACCTAGAAACGCTCAACAATACGCCAATCAGCAGGCTTGTAGAGCTTGCCGAGGCCGACAAGGACGGGCGCGTCATTATATTGCCGTGCAAGGTGGGCGGAAAACTATGGGTAATCGGACGAGACAATGTGCCACGAGAAATGGAGCTTGAACCGCCGAACATCAGAACGGTGTGCACGGACGAGGACAACTTGTGTATGTCAACTTGCAATCGTAGGCCGGATGGGTATTGTGCGTACCGTTTGCGCAACGATGGAACGAGCATTGGCAAGACCGTATTTCTCACCCGCGAAGAAGCCGAGAAGGCTTTGCAGGAAATGGGGGGCAAGAAGGATGGCTAAGTGCATAACCAAAGCGCAGTTGAGCCAGCTCTATCAGACTCAGCTCTTCGATAACGACGAATATCTGAGACTTTTAAAAGAGTTTGCAGGGATAGAATCCCGGCCGACCACGGAGTACAACCACTACGACGAAAATGGTGAGTTTATTGGTAGCAGCGTGGACACCGATCTTTGTGACCTGCTGGACGAGGCTGGCGTGGAGGTGCGGGACGATGGGTCAACATAAGCACAACCCGACCGCTATTGCGGCGGAAAAAGGCGAGCTGCCGCCGAATAAGCGAGAGCCGCAGCTGACCAAGAGGCAGGCGGAGCGGCTCTTGAAAGCGGAAATCCTGAGTAGATGCACGCCGCTTCTTGCATTGCCGTATGAAATGCAAAACAGAATCGTAAGGGAGTATATGGATTATGACTGATTATATCCGGCGCGCTGATGCGCTGTATGCCATACAAAGGCAAAGAGGCGCAACTAGAAGCCCAGCACAAAATAGACTTCTCGACTTGCTCAAGGTAGATATAGTCCGCGCGCCTGCTGCCGACGTTGCGGAGGTGGGGCATGGGCGAAAAATTGAAGACGGAGACATAGGGTGTTTTTGGCTGTGCTCTCTGTGCGGCGAATGTTTGCCGTATGGTGCGAACTACTGTCCCAACTGCGGCGCGAAGATGGATGGAGGTTGCGAAAATGCCTGAAAGAGATATGCAGAGCGCAGATGCTTGCACCAACAAGAATAAAATTAAGACCAACTTTGCCAAAATCTTTGTTTGTGGATCGGCTGAAAAGCCGTATTACAACATTCTGTATTTTGACCCGGTAGATAAAAAATGGCACGTTGGGTACGGCTCGTTTTACCTTTCGTATGTGTTCAAGTGGCTATCGGAAGAATTTGAAATTGAAGATGAACCCGCCGCAGACGTTGCGGAGGTGGTGCGGTGCAAGGACTGTAAGCATCGGACGGAATATGGAAACTGCGGGCATCCACGGCAAAAAGGTGTTTTGCCATCGGCGTATCCATTCGATTTTTGCAGTTACGGCGAGTATCAGACAAATACAGGGGGGAACGGCAATGTTTCAGGTTGAGCTTTTATCTGGTGGCGTGTTCACGGTGTATGCCGTCCAGCCGGAGGCGGAAATATTTCTGATTTACCGCGACAACCAATGGGAATGGATCGATATCCCGGAGTGCAAGCCGTACACATATCCATGGCCGCCACTGCCTACGGCTTCTGCGAGTGGACTATGGAAGCAAGAAAGGCCGAGCAATGAGCGGGCTGAGATTTGAAACGATGGCGGACATGCCGCCGAGGATGCGGGAGCTTTACGCGAAGCAGGCGCGCGACCTCTCAGGCGCTGCGGCGCCAGCTCCCCTTGCGAAGGGGAGCCAAGGGAAAACGAAATACGGAAGCCAGAAGGCAGAGCGCGGCGCGGTGCGCTTCGACAGCCAGAAAGAGGCGCGGCGGTACGACGAGCTGATGGTGATGCTCCGCGCGGAGATCATTACAGATCTGCGATTGCAGCCGCAGTTTACGCTGCAGGAGAGCTATCTCACAGAGAACGGCCAGCGCATCCGCGCGATCCGATACACGGCGGACTTTTCTTACCGCTTCGGCGGGAAGCTGGTGGTGGAGGATGTAAAGTCCAAGCCCACGCGCACCAAGGAGTACCTGCGCAACAAAAAAATGATGCGATCCCAATACGGGGTCGACATACAGGAGGTGTAGGGATGGCAGAGGATGAAAAGCGCTGCACGCTGCCGAAGTCGGCGCGATGCTGCATGATGGAGTACGCGGGCGACGAGGCCTGCACGCACTGCGGATGGCAGCCGGAGGAGCGGGCACGCAGAAAGGCATTGCCGCTCACGGAGGATGAAAACGGCGTGCGACGAAAACATGTAGGAATGGAGGGAACTACAGATGGCTGAAATCATGCAATATTTTGCCGTAGAGCTGGATTCGTTTGTAAATGAGTACAACGGCAAGCATTGGGATGTGGATTTCGTTGGAACGGAGTATCCCCCGAGGATCGTGATGGAGCAGGCGACACCGCCTCTCTATAAGATCGAGGAGGACGGAAAACGGACGATCGAGCCGAGTCCGACGGTACAGATCATCGGCAGGCCGGACTTGCAGGTCGTAACGACCGGCAAACTCCAGATCAGCAAAAAAGATCTTACCAAGATGGTAAACGGTGCGGCAAGTCTATTGGAGCTGTTCCTGCACGGATTTATGCAGGAGCGCAAGGAGATCGAGACGGCAGACAGCCGGGAGAACTGATTTTTTGATGGACTTATGCCTGCGCACTGTGCCATGAGGTGCGCAGGAGGGAGACCCGGCTTAAGGCTCCGGGCGCGGCAGCTGCAAAGGCCGCGCCCGGGTAAAAAATGAGGAGTGGATAGTATGCCGACGATGATAACGATGCAGTGCGCACACTGCGGGAAGGTATTCCAGCGCGAGCTGCACAGGATGAATCATGCAAAAAAGTTTTATTGCAGTCAGGTGTGCGCGGCAAAACAGGCGGCGCAGGATCGCGAGGGCGTTCCGTTCGAAAAGAAAAATTTTCCGACGCAGACGCGCATCCGGATCATGACAAGAATACCGGTATTCCAGAAGCTTCAGCCAAAGGTAGGCGCAGTGTATGATGCGCTGAAATTCGAGGCAAGGTACGGCGGACACGGAGGATATGTGATCGAGTCCGGCGGGAAGAAGATCAATGTGCGGCTGGACGAGGCAGTGGAGGTGACGTGATGGTAAGAGAAGAAAAGCAATGGGGAGAACGCGCGCTAGAGCTGCTGAAGGCGGATAGAGAGGGGCGCGTTCTCGTCCTTCCATGCAAGATAGGCGATACGGTGTACCGCATCCAATATGTACAGAAACCGAATGGACGGTACAGGATGGGCGTGGCGGAGTTCAAATTTACTCTGCTGTGCCTGTATGAGATGGGCAAAAGGATATTTCTCACGCGCGAAGAGGCCGAGAAAGCACTTGAAAAAATGAAAGAGTAGCGCTGCACGCTGAACGCATGGCCGGAGGCTCCGGCCACGCTTTGAACGGGAAGAATGCTTGCAGGGGCGGACGGCTCTGACCGCCCGGAAGGAGTGGCGAAAATGGCAAAAAGGCACAAGCGGCGGTTATTCGCCGGGGCGGTATGCACGCAGATCGTTTACAACGTGAGCGAACAGGCGGATATCAAGAGCAGCAAGCCGCGCAAGCCGCGCTTCGCCACGCAGGCTGAGCGCGACGAATTCAACTCCAAAATTTCAGCGGGAAAATTCGCGGCGCTTATCAACGCCAACTTCGGCCCGACGAGCCTCTACTCCACGCTTACGCTCAGCGCGGAGTTTGAGGTGCATACCGTGGAAGAGATCAAGCGCATCCGCGACAACTACTGGCGCAGGCTTACATACAGATACCAGGAGGCGAAGATCGTGATGGTATACGGGCGCGGAAAATCTACGAACCGCTTCCACATCCACATGATCTCCGAAGGCATTCCGGAGGACGCCATTGCGAAGCTGTGGGGCCTCGGAAGCGTGGTCGAGAGCAAGCACCTTCGCAAGCACAACTATTATGTAAACCAGAACGGCGAAAAGGTAGATCATGGGCAGGACTACGAGGCGTTGGCGAACTACCTGCACGGTCACTGGCAGAAGGAGTTCGGGGGCCACAGATACAAGGCAAGCCGCACCTGCACCAAGCCGGAGCCGGAGCCTGCGACCGAGGCCGTGCGCGAGTACAGCCCGGAGCATCCGCCGGTCGCCCCGCGCGGCTATGTGCTCGTCGAGGACAGAGCCACACAGTACGGATACCAATACTATAAATATGTATTCGATCCCAAAAGGATGAAAAATTGAAGCGGACGAGAGCCGCTTAAATCTTGCCTTGTAAATGTGTAGGGTTTTGCGACGATGCCGAGGGGAGGCGAAAAAAGCACTTGCAATGCGAACAAAAGTGTGGTAAGGTACTAGTGAAGGAAGGAGACCGCGTCGTCTGCCCGATATGCGGCAGACGGACGTCGGTCCGACTGCTGGAGTCCACACGGCTCCGGGACTTCCCGCTGTACTGCAAAAATTGCAGGAACACCACGATCGTGAATACTGAGCCTGAGCCTATGAGCCTGAGCCGATGATCTGTCCGCTGCTGCGGAGGTCGTCGGCTGCTTGTGCATCCGAAGGGCAATATGGACGAGCGAAAGCCGGATCTCCGCGAAAGCGGGGGTCCGGCTTTTTTGAATATTTCGGAGGCTGTGCCGGGCGAAGGCCCGAGACAGTACGAGCCATGTTCTTTCCTTCCTACTGGGCGCGGAGTTGGGGACCTCCGCGCCTGGCAGAGCTTCCGAAAAACGAAAGGGGGCGAAGAGCCTGAACGAAAAGGTATACAAGAGTGCGCGGGAGCTTCGCTCCGCAATCGATCGGTATTTCGCATCGATCTGCTACCGGGAGCCGGTGACAAGGACGGAGCCGGTGCTGGAGGATCGGGAATTTATCAAAAACGGAGAACGGATCGTGATGCAATGCCCCGCGCTCGACAAATACGGACACACGCAGACGGCGGTCGTGCCGGTGATGCGCGGGAAAAAGCCGCTCATGCGCGAGGTATGGATACGGCCTCCGTGCATGCCGGAGCTGCTGGGCGCGCTGGGGCTGGACGAAAAGCAATGGGATGCGATGCGCGCATCGGAGGAGTTCGCAAAGACCTGCGCGCGCGCAGGGGCGCGAATCGAGATCTACAACATCCAGAGGCTCGACAGCTCCGCAGCGAACGGCGCAAAGTTCCATCTGGAACGGCGTTTCGGCTGGAATGAGGCCGACAGCGCAAAGCATGAGGGCGTGCGCGTGGCCATGAGCGAGGACGCGGAGGACTACGCCGGATGAGAGAGATCGTGATTGGCGAACCCAACGAAAAGCAGCGAAAATTCCTGCTGGACCGCCACAGACACGTGGCTTACGGAGGTGCGCGCGGCGGCGGAAAGAGCTGGGCCGTGCGCGCGAAGGCAAAGCTGATGGCCTCCAAGTGGCCGGAAATCAAGATCCTCATCGTGCGCCGTACATATCCGGAGCTGCTCAACAACCACATCAACGTACTGGTGCAGGAACTGGCCGGGATTGCACGGTACAACAAGTCGGAGCGCACGCTGCACTTCTTCAACAGATCGACGATCAAGTTCGGCTACTGCGCGAATGATAACGATATGCTCCAGTATCAGGGCGCGGAGTACGATGTGGTCTTCATCGACGAGGCCGCGCAGCTCAAAAAGGAGTGGCTGGACGCCATCGATACCACGGTGCGCGGTACGAACGGATTCCCGAAGCGCACCTACTACACACTCAATCCGGGCGGTCAGAGCCACGGATATTTCAAGCGGCTGTTCATTGATCGCATTTTTGAGGAAGGCGAAAAGCCGGAGAACTACACGTTCATCCAGGCGCTTGTGACCGACAATAAAGCGCTTATGGAGACACAGCCGGAGTACGTCCAGACGCTGCAAAAGCTGCCGGAAAAGCTCCGGCAGGCATGGCTGGAGGGCCGGTGGGACATTTACGAGGGCCAGTTCTTCGAGGACTTTATCAACAACCCGGAGGGCTACCGGACACGGCAGAACACCCATGTGATCGAGCCGTTCACGCCCGATCCGGGGTGGACGATCTGCCGGAGCTACGACTTCGGATACGGAAAACCGTTCTCCTGCGCGTGGTGGGCCGTCGATTACGACGGCGTGATCTACCGCATTCTGGAGCTTTACGGATGCACGCGCGAGCCGAACACCGGCGTCAAGTGGTCGCCGGATGTGCAGTTTCAAGAGATCGCGAAGATGGAGCGAGAGCATCCATGGCTGGCCGGAAAACAGATCACCGGCGTGGCCGACCCTTCGATCTGGGACGCTTCGCGCGGAGAAAGCGTGGCGCAGACAGCGGCCAGATACCGCGTTTACTTCACGCCGGGCGACAACAAACGCATTCCTGGCTGGATGCAATGCCACTACCGGCTGCAATTCGACGAGAACGGATATCCGCGCATGTACGTTTTCAACACCTGCAAGGCGTTCCTCCGGACGATCCCGCTGCTCATGTACGATGAGCACAAGCCGGAGGACCTGGACACGAGCCTTGAGGATCACGTCGCGGACGAATGGCGGTATTTCTGCATGAGCCGTCCGGTGAAGCCGATGCTGGCCGTGCCGGAAAAGCCGCAGTGGATCGATCCGCTGAACATGATGGAGGAAAGATAATGCGTTACCCCGAACTGAACGCGCCTGCGCAGGAACAGCTGGTGACGGAGGCCTTCGCGGGCTACAACCACAACCTGCGCATTGCCGATGGCGAATTCTACGAGATGCAGAATCTCACATCGGACTACTATCCCCTGCTGTCTCAGCGTGCGGCCCGCGCAATGGTCGGAGATTTCTCCGGCATCCAGGGGCTGCTGGCAAAGGACGCGCTGGCATGGATTGAGGACGGCGTGCTGTGGTACAACGCACTGTCCATGGCTCCGTACATGGGCGGGGTGCTGCTCTCCGAGGGACAAAAACAGATGGTGTCCATGGGCGCGTACATCTGCGTTTTCCCGGACGGATGGTATTTCAACACCGAGGACTACACGGACAACGGCTACATGGGCCATGAAAACCTCGTGGACTGCACGCAGACGGCGCTTTCCATCAAGGTCTGCACCGTGGACGGGGCCGTTATCACGATCACATACCGGCAGCAGGCCATGCCGGAGGACGCCGCGAATGACGCCTACTGGCTGGACACGGGCAAGCATGAACTCAAACAGTGGAGCTCCGTGCAGAGCCAGTGGGTGAGCATTCCGACGGTATATGTAAAGCTGGAGGCAAACGGCATCGGAGCGGGCTTCAAAAAGTACGACGGCGTGCAGATCAGCGGGCTCGACGGGACGGATCAGGTCGAAAAGCTCAACGGCTCCCACGTTTTGCAGGACGTCGGCGAAAACTACCTTGTGATCGTCGGGATCGTGGACGCGGACGCGAGCCAGAGCACAGGTGAGGTCAAGGCCGCCCGGCGAGTGCCGAAGATGGACTACATCACCGAGAGCGGAAACCGGCTATGGGGCTGCCGGTACGGCGTGTCCGAAGGGAAAACCGTCAACGAGCTGTACTGCTGCAAGCTGGGTGATTTCAAGAACTGGGAATGCTATCAGGGCATTTCGACGGATTCATGGCGCGCAAGCTGCGGTACGGACGGACGCTTCACAGGAGCCGCGACGCTGGCAGACAGCCCGATTTTCTTCAAAGAGGACTGCTTTCACCGCATTTATCCGAGCGCGCAGGGCGCGCATCAGGTCAAGGAGATCAAGGCCCGAGGCGTGCAGCGCGGAAGTGAGCAGAGCCTGACCGTCATTGCCGATAAGCTCTATTACAAGGCACGGGACGGTGTGTGCGTCTATGACGGCTCCCTCCCCTATCTGATCTCGGACGCCTTCGGGACGGAGCTTTACCGCAAGGCGGATGCCGGAGGCGTGCGCGGAAAGTATTTTATCTCGATGCAGGACAGCAGCGATGCCTGGCAGCTTTTCGTATATGACACGCTCAAGGGGCTGTGGCACCGGGAGGACGGCATGCACGCGACGCAGTTTGCAACGCTCGACGATGAGCTTTATATGCTCCGCGCGGACGGGATGCTCGTCACGGCCTACGGCTCCGGCGGCGGAAACGTCGAGCAGGAGATCCCATGGTCAGCCACGACCGGGATCATGACATGCGGCCTCGTCGGAAAGAAATACATCTCACGGCTGAATCTGCGGATGCAGCTGCCCGTCGGAAGCGCGTGCGACTTCTGGATCGAGTACGATTCCTGCGGGGAGTTCCGGCACGCCGGACACATGGACGGACACGGACTGCGGACGTTCCTGCTGCCGATCCGCCCGCAGCGGTGTGACCATCTGCGGTTCCGGATCACAGGAAAAGGGCCGTTTAAGCTCTACAGCATCGGGCGCGTACTGGAAGCCGGAAGCGACGCCTGACGCGAGAAGGAGGAAACATGGACGGAAACACGAATATGACGACGATACAGGACGTACTGGGCGACATTGGAGCGGGTGAGGCGATGCAGCCCATCGGCGTGGCGCAGATCCGGACGGCCATGGACACGCTGACCAAGTACAAGGCCGGAAAGTCAGCGCTTGAAAAGCGGCTCATTGCCTGCGAGCAGTGGTGGAAGCTCCAACACTGGCAGGAAATGAGTCCGAGCGGGAATCCATACGATCCGCAGTGGCGATCTGCTTGGCTCTTCAACGTCATTATGGGCAAGCACGCGGACGCCGTGGCGGCGTTTCCGGAGCCTGCTATCCGACCAAGAGAGCCGGACGACCGCTCCGAGGCGGCGATGCTGACCAGCATCGTGCCGGTGATCCTCGAACAGAACGATTTCGAGGAGACCTACTCCGATTCGTGCTGGACAAAGATGAAGCAGGGAACGCTGGCATGGGGCGTGTTCTGGGACAGCTCCAAGCTCAACGGACTCGGGGATGTATCCATCCGGGAGATCGATCTGCTCAACCTCTTCTGGGAGCCGGGTGTGACCGACATCCAGAAAAGCAAAAACCTGTTCTACGCGGAGCTGGTGGACAACGACGTGCTCAAGCAGCGGTATCCGCAGGTCGGCGACACGCTGCGCAGCGACAACACCTTTGTCAGCAAGTACAAGACGGACGATCAGGTGGATACGACGAACAAGTCGCTCGTGGTGGACTGGTACTACAAGAAGATCGAGAACGGGAAAAGCGTACTTCACTTCTGCAAATTCGTGGGCGAGACGGTCCTTTCCGCGACCGAGAACGATCCCAATATGCAGAGCGGGCTTTACGAGGACGGAGATTATCCGTTCGTGATCGATGCGCTGTTCCCGGTGAAGGGTTCCATTGCCGGATACGGCTACATCGACATCGGCAAGAGCGCACAGGAGCAGATCGACCTGCTCAATCAGGCGATCCTGAAAAACTCCGTGATGGCGTCCACGCCGCGCTGGTTCCTCCGCAGCGACGGAAGCATCAACGAAAAGGAATATGCCGACTGGCGCAAGCCGTTTGTACACGCGAATGGCAATCTGGGACAGGACTCGGTGATGCCGATCACGGTCAGTCCCCTGTCGGCCAACTGCATAAACGTCATTCAGAACAAGATCGAGGAGCTGAAGTGGACGACCGGCAACACGGACGTAAACAACGGCTCGGTGTCATCCGGCGTGACGGCGGCAAGCGCCATTGCTGCATTGCAGGAGGCGTCCGGGCGAAGTTCCAAGGACGCGACGCGCTCGGCATACCGGGCATACGCACGGCTCATCCGCATGGTGATCGAGCGCATCCGGCAGTTTTACGATCTGCCGAGAAAGTTCCGCATCCGGGGACAGCTCGGGACGGAGGAATACGTCACCTACTCCAACCAGAACCTCAAGCAGCAGGAGCTGCTGGGCATTGGCGGAGATGTGACCTGGCGAAAGCCGGTGTTCGATATCGAGGTATCCGCACAGAAGTCCTCCGAATATACGAGGCTCAGCCAGAACGAGCTGGCGCTGCAATTCTATCAGCTCGGGTTCTTCGATCCGACAAGGGCAGATCAGGCGCTGGCGACGCTCGACATGATGGATTTCGACGGCAAGGACGAGATCAGCCAGAAGATCGCGCAGAATGGGACGCTCCAGCAGGAGCTGGCCAGCTGGCAGCAGATGGCGCTGGCACTGGCGGAGCGCTTCGACCCGGCCATGGCGGACGGGCTGGCACAGCAGATCCTTGGCGCGGATGCACAGGCGCAGGCTCCGGCCGCCGGAAGCGCAAAGGCAGAAATGCCAGGCGAAGGAGCGGGCACGGAGGCAAAGACCGTGAAGGATGCGCGTGAGCAGTCGCAGAAGAGCACACAGCCGGACTGACAGGCAAAAAACGTATCGACCGCGCACAGCGCGACGAGATAAATTCAAGGGCTCGCCCACCGACGGGCTGAAAGGAACCATATGTTTTACAAATCGTTTATCCCATTTTTCGCCGCCGACGCAGGCGGCATGGGCGGTATGACGGCCAGCGCCCAGCCGAACACGAGCAGCCCGGTCGCGACCCAGAACGGTCCGGCCGGCGACCCGACAGGTCCGCAGGGCAGCCCGGGCTTCCCGCCGACCGGTCAGAACGCACCCGGCGCTCAGGTGCAGCAGGAAGAAACTTTCGAGAGTCTCATCAAGGGCAAGTACAAAACGGAGTACGATCAGCGCGTGAAGAAAGCCGTCATGGAACGGCTCAAGGGAACGAAAGCGACGATCAGCAAGTTCTCCCCGATCCTCGATGTGCTGGGACAGCAGTACGGCATCGACGTCTCCGATCCGGACAAAATCGACTATGACGCGCTGACCAGAAGGCTGACCGACGACAAGCGGCTTTATGAGGCCGAGGCCATGGAGAAGGGTATCCCGCTGGAAACGCTGATGCACACGAAGCAGCTGGAGCGGCAGAACGCCGCGCTCCAGCGCGAGAATGCAGCGGCACAGGGAGAGATGCAGCGGCGGGCGGAATTTGATCGCATCGTCGGGCAGTTCGCGGAGGTGCAGGCGATGTACCCGCAGGCGGATCTGTCGCAGGAGCTGGCAAACCCGGACTTCGGGCGGCTGGTCTCCAACGGCGTCCCGGCGCTGACGGCCTATGAGGTCGTACACAAGGCGGAGCTGGCGGCAGCGCGGACGCGCGCCGTCGCGCAGGCAACACAGCAGCAGATCGTAGCCGGTATCCAGGCAAACGGGATGCGCCCTCCGGAGGGCGCGGCCAACGCCGGAAGCGGCATGCCCGTACAGTTTGACCCTCGAAAGCTCACGAAACAACAGCGCGACGAAATTCGCGCACGAGTCAATCGGGGCGAGAAGATCACCTTTTGAGTGGAAGCCCCGGGAAGGGAGCTAAATTTTGAAGACACTTTCTGAGATCATGCAGGTATGCCACGCACCGGACGCCGGTACGCTGGTCAACACCACGCAGAACTATGTAAACGCTTACGACGGCTCGACCACGGCGTTCGCAGCGCCCAACGACCTGTCGTCGCTGATGAAGACCTACTATGACACGGAGCTGCTGGAAAACGCGCGTCCGAACCTCATCCACGCGCAGTTTGCCAGAAAGCAGACGCTGCCGAAGGGCCGGGGCAAGAAGGTCGAATGGAGAAAGTTCAACACCCTCGCGGACGCTTCGGCACTGACCGAGGGCGTCATTCCCACCGGCCAGAAGTTCGGACAGTCGAGCATGACGGCAAGCATCCTCCAGTACGGCACCTATCTGACGGTATCCGATCAGCTGGAGCTGCACGCCATCGACAACGTGATCCTCAGTGCGACCGAGGAGCTGGGAGCTTCGGCAGGCACCACGCAGGACAAGCTTGTGCGAGACACCCTCGCGGCTGGCACGACAGTACAGTACTGCGACAAGGTGAGCGCAGCAGGCGCGCACACTGCCGCCGAGACCAGAGCAGGCATGGACACCACGTCCAAGCTCACCCCGACCGAGGTAAACAAGGCCGTGACCACGCTGAAAAAGCTCAAGGCCCCGACGATCAACGGCAAGTACGTCGCGATCATCCACCCGTCGGTCTCCTACGACCTGCGCGAGAACAAGGAGTGGATCGAGGCGCACAAGTATGCGGCGGTCACGCCGCTCTTCACCGGAGAGATCGGCGAGCTGCACGGCGTTCGCTTCATCGAGACGACCGAGGCGAAGATCTGGAACAACAACACCTGCCCCGTCAAGACGGCAGCCGGTTCGGGCGGTACGCCTGCGGCGACCTACTACAGCGTGTATTCCACGCTCTTCCTCGGCAAGGACGCCTTCGGTATGATCGATCCGGAGGGCGGCGGTCTGGAAATGATCGTAAAGAGCAAGGAGCAGGCGGGCGGCCCGCTGAACCAGTTCAGCACGCTTGGATATAAGTTCTCCACCGCGACGAAGATCCTCTATCAGGATCGCATGGTCCGCGTAGAGAGCCTGTCGGAATACTCCGGCACGGACGAGGCCAACTAAGGAGGGAAACCATGGCAGAGGTAAAGACCAAGGCCGAAGCGCAGGCAACGAAGAGCATCTTCCTGCCGCGCGCATCGGAGACAGAACAGCAGTTCGAGTTTGTATGCATCAATGGCAAGGCATATCAGGTGCCGCGCGGTAAGCCCGTGGAGGTGCCGCTGGCGGTGGCCGAGGTGCTGGAGCATGCGCAGATGCAGGAGACGGAGCTTTTTGAGCGCGTCCACGAAATGCAGCAGCAGCAGTGATAAAGAGGGCCGCGCAAGCGGCCCTTTTATCGAATTTGGAATGTGAAAAGGAGGCAGTGAGCATGACCATCCGAGAGGCGATCGAAGCCGTTGACCGGCTCACGCCAAATCAATATGAGAACATCGATAAGGTGCGCTGGCTCAGTGAGCTGGACGGCGTGGTCTATCTGGAAATAGAAAAAACACACGGGAGCGGGAATCCGGTCTGCGAGCCGTGGGTGCGGACGCGCGATCCGCTCGACCGCGAATGGTGCGGCTGTGTGCCGCAGGAGAAGCCAAGCAAACAGACGTTCGAAGGGTATCCGGAAACGGTCGATCTCGACACGAAGCTGCGCATTCCGTGGCCGTATGACGAGATCTACCGCTGGTATCTGGAGATGAAGATCTCCGACGCGAATGGAGAAATGGTGCGGTACAACAACGCAATGGCCAAGTATAACGCCTACTACACGGCGTATCAGGATTTTTACAACCGGACGAACATGCCGAAAATGACGGCACCGTTCATCCATCTGTGAGGCGCGTATGGGGAGCCTGACTTTACAGTACCCGCCCATGACCGGCGGGGATGCCGCGCAGCAGCTGGACGGGCTGCGGCGGTATCTGGTACAGCTGACGGATGAGCTGAACGGCGCGGACTGGTCGGCGGGAGCGGTGCTCACGCAGATCTCGCAGGCCATCGATGCAAGCGCACTTTCGAAGGAGGAGCGGCTGACGGAGCTGAGCGGCTTTGCCGCGCTCAAGACGCTCATTATCAAGACGGCGGATTTCGCGGCGGAGAACTCCGAGGCATTCAAGCTCAAGCTCAGCGGAAATTATGTAGCCGTGTCGGACTTTGGGAAGTACTGGCAGAAGGCCACCATGACCATTGACGGAAACGAATTCGGCATCCGGCAGCTGTATGAGTTCTCGGCGGGCGTCAACAACGCTTTTACCGTGAACTCGAAGCAGTACGTCAAGACGGGGCTGCTGTACTACAACGGCGTGACGCCGGTCTATGGCGTGGGCGTCGGCAACATCGAGACGACCGTGTCCAACGACAAGGAAGTGATCGACAAGACGCAGAACGAGCTGCTGACCGTCACGTCCGGCAGGGTCAGCTTCTGGCAGGGCGGCAGTGAGGTCGCCTATCTGGCACAGAAAAAGCTCCACTTCCCTTCCGGGACGCTGGAAGCGTATGACGCGAAACTGACCGGAACGGTCACGGCGGCAGCGGGATCGAGCTTCGGGCCGTGGAGCATCTCCGAGAGCAGCATCTACCGCACCGACAACACATGGGGCGGGGCCGGACTTTACTTCGGAACGGACGGGCTTTCCATCGGAAGTGCATTCAAGGTGGACGCAAGCGGCAAGCTGACCGCGACGGGCGCGGATATCACCGGCTCCATCAAGGCAAGCGATCTACTGCTCAACCAGAACGGCAACTACACCAGCATTCAGATGCAGCTTTCGTCGCTGATTGCGGACGTGCAGGAGCTGACGGCGCTGGCCGCAACGGTCAGCACAAACACCAACGGCGGGCTGGACTCGCTCAACCTCAACATTGGCAACCGGGGATGGCTGAGTATCACGGGCGCCAGCACGGCGTCCTCGGCGGTGGAGCTGTTTTCCTATGGAGCCGTGCGAATTCTGGCAGACAGCGGCTCGGTGTATCTGGCACTGAGCGACAACAGCGCGTATATCCACATTACAGAAAACGGAGAAATCAAAATCAAGGGAACGAGCCTCACCTTTAACGGGGCCAGCATCAACACCTCCGGAAACGTCACGGAGGGTACCGAGGAGGCAACATGATGGTAAGAGAAGTAAAAGAGCTGAGACAGAAGATCGCAGAGGCGCTGAACGGGTCGAGGCTGCCGCCGGTCGTGGCGGCGCTGGTGCTCGACAGCTACCGGGCAGAGCTGCAAAGGCTCGTGGAGATGCAGGAGGCGGCAGAGGCAGCAAGGCCGCCGGAGAAGGAGGACGCGGAAGATGGCACTGTACAGAGTAAATGATGACGGACGTGCGCCGTCCGGGCTTGGCGTCGGCGACGAGGTGGTCACTGCGGGCGGTACTTACCGCATCGACAGCGTGGGTGCGGACGGACAGTACAAGTCCACGCTCGTCAACAAGGGCCAGACCACACAGAGCTACAAGGGCGGCTATTCCACGCGGAACACGCTGCCGGGCTATTCCGACTACACGGCGGGCAGGCTCGGGAATCTTGAACGGGGCTACTCCCCTTCCGGCGCGGTATCGCAGGCGAAGGCGTACCTCCAGCAGGTGCAGAGCCGGAGGCCGGGCGCGTATCAGTCGCGGTGGGATGCGGAGCTGGACAGCCTGTACGACCAGATCACCAACCGAAAGCCGTTTCAATACGATCTCAATCAGGACGCGCTGTATCAGCAGTACAAGGAGCAGTATCAGCGACTTGGCAGGACGGCCATGCAGGACACGATGGGCCAGGCAGCCAGCCTCACGGGCGGCTACGGCTCGACCTACGCGGAGCAGGTCGGGCAGCAGACATACAACGCATACCTCCAGAGCCTGAACGACATTGTGCCGGAACTCTACGACCGGGCGTATGGCCGGTATCAGGAAGAGGGGCAGGATCTCTACAACCGGTACGGCCTCGTGAGCGACCGGGAGAGCATGGACTACAGCAAGTACCGGGACACGGTATCGGACTACTACAACGACCTTGCCGACGCGCGGAGCGCCTACGACTCCGAGTGGAACAAAGATTACACGCAGTGGTCGGATCAGCTCAGCTACTGGCAGCAGAAGGCTGCGCAGGAGCAGGCCTATTGGCAGTCGCAGCAGAGGGCCGCAGGTGGAAGCGGCGGCAGCGGAGGCGGAGGCTCCGGCGGGCAGAAGAGCTACACTTCGGACTATTACAAGATGAGTAAGACCGGGCAGAACAGCTACCGCTTCAGTGACGTCGGCACGCTTTACACAGACGCGCAGCTGAAGGGCTTCCGGCAGACGGTCAGCATGAACCGGTCGAACGCCGGGCGCGCGCAGCTCATCAAGGACGCGCTGGACGAGGGCAAGATCACGGAGGAGCAGGCGGAAAGCTTCCTGCGGAGCTACGGCATCATCCAGTAATGGAGGGACAAGATGGCGATTAACTGGAAACAGGTCAGGACGGCGGCGAAGCGGCAGGACCAGCAGCAAATCCGCGGGCGCACGGCGGCGGGCGTTTCCGCTCCGCAGGCGCAGACGCAGATTTCCGCACAGGGGCGCATCGACTGGGACGCCGTAAAGGGCAACGCGCAGCTGCTCGACCAGCAGCAGGCGCAGTCACAGCAGCGGGAAAACGCCTATGAGGCGGCGTATGAGAAGTACAAGCAGTATGTCGCGGAGTACCAGAAGCAGACGGAATTCCCACGCAGGGTATCCGTCGGAACGGCTGCCCAGCAGGCGGGCGGAAGCCAGAAACGGGACTACAGCCGCATGCTCGGCCTGAATCAGCTCGACGGGGATATGCAGCCGCGCGTACAGGCGGCACAGGATATTCAGAAGTATCTACAGTTTCAGCGCAAGGTGCAGACCGGAACGGCGGCCCAGCAGGCGGCGACGAATGCCGGGCAGGACTATAGCCGTCTGATCGGGCTGAATCAGTTCGACGGGGAGATGGAAAGACGGGCTGCGGAGCAGGAAAAGCGATACAGGGAGACGGTCCTTCCGGATCAGCTGCGCGGCATGAAGCGGACTTCGGCAGAAATGCAGAAGCAACTGGATCAGCTATATGAGCAGAAATCCGACGAGCATTTCCGAGACTATCAGTTTGACGAGAACGGGACGGCTTGGTACACCGATGAGAACGGGACGCGCAGGCAGGCTCGAGGGGTCAGGGACATACAGAGCGAGATCGACACGCTGGAGGCAAGAAAAGCGGCGCTGGATTCCGCACGCGCATTGGGGCAGGCGGAGAACACGATCGGCGCGCTGGATGAGGAGACACGGGAGCTTCTGCGGGAATACAACAAGACCGGATATCTGGCAGACAACGAAGGAGCAGAATGGAAGCTTCGGCAGAAGGGATACTCCTACGATCAGATCAAACGGCTAGCAGAATACGAAAAGTATCTGGAGGACTTCGAGGATTACCAGAAGCGGTCGCAAAGCGCGCGGAAGTTCGGGCAAGACGCGCCGGTCACATCGACCGTCGCTTCTTCCCTGCTCGCCCCGTTCAAGGCACTCGGAAACATCGAATCGCTTCGCGGCATTCTGCCGAAGTGGCTCGGCGGATACCAGAACGAGGACATGCCGACAAACATCTACAGCCCACTGTATTTCGCAACGCACGAGTCGAGCGGCATCCGCAGCGGCGTCATGGAGGACATGGGGCCGGTCGGGCAGTTTTTGTATCAGGCAGGAACATCCGCGCTGGACAGCGCGGTCAACATGGCCGCATCGACCGCAATCGTCGGAACGACGGGACTCAGCGGAGAAGCGGCGTCCTCGGCGGTGGCAGAGACGATGAACTGGGTGATGGGGTCGCAGGTCGCGGCGGATTCCGTGTTTGCGGGAATTCAGAGCGGCAAATCCAACCAGGAGGCGCTTATTGACGGCATTGTTGAGGGCGCAATCGAGGGCTTAACGGAGAAATACTCTGTGGGCGACAAGATCAAGACCATGCTCAGCGGAAAGCAGGTGTGGAAAAAAGTGATGCGGGCGTTCGCGTCCGAGGGCGCGGAAGAGATCGCATCCAACTGGCTCAACCGAATCTACGACGTTGTGGCAAAGCACGACCGGGGCGAGGTCATGGGCGCGTATGCGGAGTATCTTTCGAAGGGCAATACGAAGGAAAAGGCGCTTGCGCTGACGCTGGGAGACATGCTGAAAGAGGATGGGCTTTCGTTCCTCGCGGGCGGCATTTCCGGCCTTGCCATGTCCGGAGCATACGCAGGAACGAACAAGGCCGTGGAGGCACGCAGCAGGGGTAAACAGCTGAACGTGATCGGACAGGTCATGGACGCGGTGGAGTCGATGGCAAAGGAACGAGGGGATCAGGAGACCGCAGAGGCTGCACAGGCGGTCATGGACAAGGTGAAGGCCGGCCAGATGCCGGAGACGGCAGAGGTGCAGGCAGTTGTGAATTCGGCGGTCAAGGCCGATCAGGCCGCGCAGGCCGAGGCGGCTTTTCAGACGTACAACCAGTATGCAGATGAGCGGGATGCGAAGGCGCGGGATGCGGAAAAGGCGTCGTGGGCGCGGTCGCAGGAGAACACAGAGGCCATCAACGACGCGGAGGCGGACAGTGCAGCGGATGCCTTTGAAAAGCTGAACGAGGCGGAGGTAAAGGGCGCAGCAGACGCGCGGGCACGCCAGCAGACGGAGGAGGCCCGCGCGGAACGGACATTTGCACAGGAGAGCCGGGACGACGCGGACAGGCTGCTGACCGACGCGGCCAGACGGTACGGCTTTGACGACCGCATGACCAGCGTGCTTTTATCCGGCTACGACGGAGAGCAGGACGCGCAGCAGTACGCAGAGGCCGTGAATGCGGCTTACGAGTACGGCAGGAACGGAATGAGCCTTTCGGCGGCACAGAGAGCCGCACAGGGCGTGAACGCAGATGTGGCGCAGGAGGCGTGGAACGCGGGCAGGGCGTCGATCCAGCGCGCGCCAATGAGTGCATTTGAGCGGTACAACCAGTATGCAGACGAACGGGATGCACGGCAGGCGGCAAGAGAGGCCCCGCAGCAAGCAAGCGTGCAGACCGTACAGGACGTTCAGGAAGCGGTAAGGCCGCAGCAGGTGCCGATGCAGACGGTCGCACAGGAAGCACGGGAGGCCGCACAGGAGGCCGCTCCGAAGGCACAGGAGACGGTACGGGAGACCGTGCAGGAGCAGACAAGGCCCGCACAGGAGCGGGCGGAGGCGAAGCCTGCAAAGCAGGAAGCGCAGGAAAGCAAGCCGCAGGCACTTGCTGCAAATCAATACGACGCCCGGAAGCTGGCGGAATCCGAGATCAAAAAAAGCGATGTGACCGTGCCGGATGCAGTCGGGAACTACGACAAGAGGCTGGACGAGGCAGTCGCTGAGATCTACCGGCTCAAGGAGGCGGATGGAAAAGGCGAGGGGGCAAAAGTCCCGGTCTCTTCCATGATTACAAGCTTCCAGTATGGCATCCGAAGCATTGGGTTTGTGTCTCAGGAAACGAACAACGCGGACTTTCTTGCGGACGCGCAGGCATGGCTGATCGGTAACGCCGTCGCAAAGGGCAGCTACGCAAGGCTCGACGCGGCCAAGGCGTTTGACGGGCTGGGGATCGAGGAGCGGACGCTGCGGTATGCGGGGGAGGTCTATCATTTCGGAGACAGCCTCACGCAGCGGATGATCCGCGAGTACAACGCCCAGAAGGGGAAAAACAAGGGCGTGAGCGCGGCGGAATACGCGCAGCACGTCCGGAACGTTTTCGACAGAGGCGCGATGGGTGAAAGCCTTGCAGGCACAAAAGACAGGCTGCTGGGAGACGGCATGACGAAGGCGGCATGGAACGCCGGAAAGGGGTTTATCAATGGCGAGGAAGCAGGAAGCACGACTGCTGATGACGGCGGCAAACGGGATGCAGGTATGGATTCCGGAGAGCAGGCTGGAGCAGTGGCAGAGGGCACAGGAGGCGCAAAAACGAGAGCCTCAAAGGCAAGCGCAGTCGCGGAACGAATTGAGCTCGAAAATCGCGTCCGCGCTGCGGGACAGCCGTACCTGAGCGGAAAGGACATTGGACTGGAAAAGGGGTCGGCGCAGCGGAGCTTCCGAGAGGCCCCGGAGAGCACATGGACGGACAGCATGAAGGCTGCCGCCGCGATGCTCCGGCGCGAGGGCTTTAAGGAAGTCCACTTCACGGTCGGCGCGATCAGCGTCGAGAACCAGAGAGCCAAGGTCACGCGGTACGCGGACGGCGTGGTCACAGGCAACACGGTGTGGATCAATGCGACGTCGAAGAAATGGACCGTGGAGCAGCTGGCGAAGCATGAGGCGTTCCACCATCAGATCAAGGACTGGCCGTATACCATGGACGCGGTGCGGCAGGAGCTGGCAGACGAGCTGGGCGAGGACGGCATTCGGGAGCTTGCACAGCGGTATGCCGAGGCATACGAGGGCTGCTACGACGGCGCGGAGCTGGATTCGTACATCGAGGAGATCTGCGCGGACGCCTACGCGGGCATGGACCGGCTGCCGGAGGTAAAGACACAGATCATACAAAAAGCCGCCCAGCGTGCGCAGGATGCGCAGCAGGCGGCAGCAGAAAACGGCGGGACCAGAGGCCCGCCGGAGAAGTACAGTATTGAAATGACAACGGGAAATCAGCCTTTCGTCGAGGTTGAAACAGACATCCTTGACGGTGTCCCGAAGGAGCAGTGGGTCTCTACTGTTCGCGAGGCGCTTCGGACAAAATTCCCGAACGGTGTTGTCGTTGGCAACAACCAAATCCATATTGATAAGCAGAGCCGAAGAGAAATGACGTTCTCCAGATACATGCAGTGGCTCTACAATAACGACCCACAGACACACGCGGACAAATTACGCGCCACAAGCAACGCTGATGAAATTCTGCGCGCCACAACCGATTGGATCAATGAAGGGCTGAATCATCCCCGGAAGGATCAGATCGCGGACTTCGCCCGAGGGAATGTGCTGCTGCGTGTAGGTGGAAATGACTACTCGGCGGATGTCGTTGTCGGTACGCGCAAGGATGGCAGCATGTTGATGTACGATGTGCTAAATCTGCGCAAAACTTCTTTTGAGAAAAGAGAAGCGGATGCAGCAATAAACACGAACCCGTCGCCGGGAACTGTCAGAAGCACTGCATCCGTCTCTGATACCAGTATACGCAGTCAAGAGCAGAAAAGTCAAGATAAATTTTCTGCAGCGGAGGAGGCAGCGGAATCTGACGCCGGCGCAGAGGGGGCGGCGGCTTTCACGCTGGACAGCATTCCGAAGAAGGCGCAGGACTATCTGCGCAGGGTGCGCGGGCAGACGGCGGCGGCCATCCAGCAGACGCTCTCGATGCCGTTTGCGGCACGTCAGGAGGTGCTCAAGCCCGCCATTGAGGAAATGATGAACGAATATCTCCAGACCGGCAGGATCTCGCAGGAGACGGTAGACAGAAACTTTGAGGAGTCCTACAGGCGCGGCATGGAGATGGACACGGAGTTTTACGACCAGTACAAGGACGTAAAAACGCGGCTGCGCGATCTGAAAGTCACGCTGTCGGAGACGGACAGGGCGGACATTGCGGACCTTGACGATTTCAGAAGGGCGGCTTCGGGGCGGCTGCGCATCGCAAACGAGGGCGGATTGCCGGTCGATGTGGCATACAAGGAAATGCAGCAGATGGCGCCGGAGCTGTTCCCGGCGGGCATCACGCATCCGGCGGATCAGCTCATGCGGATGTTCGAGGTATCGAAGCGAATCGAGAAGGTGCAGATGTCGCTGGACGAATACCACGGCGAGGACGCGGAGGAATTCAAGCGCTGGGCAAAGAACGACTACGAGGCCAGCGTGGAGAACATGCTGGGAGCGCTGAATGTGGCAAGGCGGTATGCCGAGGCGCGGATGCGGCAGCAGCAGGCGCGGGCCGTCCCCACGACGATGGAGGAGGTCAAGAGCCTGTACGCAGACCTCAAGGGCCTGCGGCGGACGTATGAGCGGGCGGCGGAAAAGAACCTGCTGACGGCGGAGGACAACAGCGTCCTGAATCGCCTCCTGCGCGGCGAGATCACGCCGGAGGACGTGCAGGGCATGGAGAATGCGCAGGGCATCCTTGCCATGTACGAGGCAAAGGCAGACTATGACGCGGCGGCGGCCAAGATCGCAGACTGGCGGCGATATCGGAAGGGCAAGCTCCGCGAGCAGGCGGACAACCTTCTGAAAAATGCGGAGAAGGCCAAGGACAAGAAGGCCGGGATCGAGTACAGCCGGGAGACGATGACGCGCAATGTCCGGGATATTTTCCCGGAGGCAGACGCGGAGGCGATCAACAAGACGTATTTCGAGCCAGTCCGGACGGCCAGCGCGAACGCGAACAAGCTGAAAAACCAGCTGCGCGAGCAGGTCAAGGCGCTGGATCTGAGCCGGAAGGCCCGCAAGGGCGACGCCGTGAGCGAGGCCCATGCGGTGCAGCTGCTGGGAGAGGCACAGGACAACATACGATATCTGGAGCAGCACCCGAGGGCAAAGGACCGGGACGGCAAGACGCTCAATGAATGGCGGCAGATCGTGCTGGATCTGTGGGCCACGAGTCCGGGGCTGGACAGGGCGAAGATCGAAAACGCCGTGGAGACGTTCCGGAAGATCTATGACGGGCTATTTGAGCAGATGAACGACGTGCGCATCCGCAACGGCTATGAGCCGATCAACTACCGACAGGGCTATTTCCCCCACTTCCAGCCGGGCACGTCGGACGGCATTCTGGGTCTGATGGGAAAGGCGCTTGGAGTTGGCGTGGAGGTCAAGGCGCTGCCGACGACGATCAACGGCCTGACGCACACCTTCAAGCCGGGCATCGCCTACTTCGGAAATGCGCTGGAGCGCATCGGCTTTGACACGGCGTATGACGCGGTGGAGGGCTTTGACAAGTATGTGGAGGGCGCGGCCAGCGTGATCTGCTACACGGACGCCATCCAGAAGCTGCGGGCGCTTGCGCAGCAGGTGCGATACCGCACGTCGGACGAGGGACTGCGGGAGCGGGTGGACGACATCCGGGCAAGAGACGATCTGACCGAGCACCAGAAGGAGCTTGAGATCAAGGCGATTATGGACAATGGCCGCTATTCCCTATCGAACTTTGTGAAGGAGCTTGACGAATACACGAACCTGCTGGCAAACAAGAAGAACAGGTATGACCGGAATGCAGAAGATTTTGCAAATCGAAAAGCCTACAATTTCCTCAAAGCGTGGCAGAGTCGCGTGGCGGCGAACATGGTCGCGGTCAATCCGGCATCGTGGCTGACAAACTTCGGCGTGATCACGCAGGCGGGCGCGCAGCTCAAGACGATCTCCGTGCTCAAGGGGATGTGGCAGACGCTGGCAAACATCAAGACGAACGACGGACTTGTGGAAGCGAGCGACTTCCTCACAAACCGCGCCGGAAGCGATCCGCTGGTCCGCACCTGGCAGCAGAGCGCAAGCGCATTCCTGTCTACACCGATGGAGTGGATCGACCAGTTTTCTGCGGGGACCATTGTCCGGGCACGGTATATGGAGAACATCGAACGCGGCATGAGCGAGGAGACGGCCATGCGCGAGGCGGACGATTTCGCGGCAAACGTGATGGCAGACCGCTCGAAGGGCGCGATGCCGACGCTCTTTGAGGCACGCAATCCGATCACGAAAATGTTCACGCAGTTCCAGCTGGAGGTCAACAACACATATTCGTATCTCTTCAAGGATCTGCCGCGCGAGCAGCGGAAGAAAGGCGTCGGATATCTGGCACTGGCGCTGTTCAAGTTCCTGATCGGCGGATTCCTCTACAACGAGCTATATGAATATCTCATTGGAAGACGCCCGATGCTCGATCCGCTGGGGATCGTCAACGACACGGCGGGCGATCTGACGGGGTATGAGCTGAATAATCTGGTGGACGCTGCGACCGGCGGCGGAATCATCAAGGAGTCGGAGCCGGAGAGCGCGGTCGGAACGATTCAGAATCTGGCGGAGAACGTCGGGCAGGAAGCACCGTTTATCGGGAACCTGATGAGCGGCGGCAAGCTCCCCTTCTCCAGCTCCATGCCGAATGTAAAGAACATCCTGACTGCTCTGGACTCGGAGACCGCGACGGACGAGGAAAAGTTGGCGAAGATCGGGAAGGAAATGGTCAACCCGGCGGCCTACTGGCTGCTGCCGTTCGGCGGCGGGCAGATCAAGAAAATGTGGCAGGGCATCAGCGCCTTAAAACGGCAGGGCAGCTATACGGCGAACGGGCGG